TCTATACCATTGAGCAGACTTTTTCATATGCCCAGTAGTAGAACCTGCCCTACCTCTTATTGTATCAAATATTGACGCCATATGATATATTTATATGCAATAAATAATAATATGAAGAAGATAGGAAGATTGATTAACATAGACCGTATGGCATATAAAGGCAAATTCACACCTAAAAACCCACAGAAATATAAGGGCGACCCAAAGAATATTATTTATCGCTCAAGTTGGGAGCGTAGGTTTATGTCTTATTGTGATAGAAAAAATGAGGTTTTAGAATGGGGTAGTGAAGAAATATGGATTAATTATCGTTCTATTGATAACAAAATACACAAATACTTTCCTGATTTTTATATGAAGATTAAACAACCTGATAATACAACAAAGAAATTCATTGTAGAGATTAAACCTTCATATCAAACTCGTCCTCCTAAAAAGAAAATAAGAAAGACAAGGCAATATATTAAAGCGATTATGGGATATAAAAAGAATACGGCTAAATGGGCGTATGCAAAGGAATGGTGTCAAAGACACAATATGAATTTTATTATACTCACCGAAGAACACCTTAAAACATTTTAGGCTTAAAAAAAGGGCACCCAATTACTCGAGTGCCCTTTAAAGTAAAGTGTGAGAGATAGATTACGAATCGTCCTCAGCTAATTTGCTGAAGTATGATATAGAATCACCTTCACCTGATTCGTTTTCTACTTTATCTTTTGTCACAGACCAACCACTATTCGTAGTTGTACTAGTCGCCTTCGGTGCAGTATTACTAACCTTTGGAAGGTCAATATCAGCAACTGATTCTGTGCTTCTTTGTCCAGTCAATACCGTATTCAGTTTACTTTTAAGTTCATCATACGTTTTAAAATTGCTTGGATCAACGAAGGGTTTAAGAGCATATTGAGATTTCCATACTTTGTCAATCTCATCATCGGTAGATTTAATCTTACCAACTGGCTCAAATTCCGACTTGTCATAATTCCAAAAACCATCAACTTTACGAATCTTTAATTTGAAATTAGCACCTTCCCAAAAATCAAATGGGTTGCACGCCTTCTCGTCCTCAAATTGTGGATTCATAGTTTCAGTAATTTTATCAAATATCTTTTTACCGAATTTGTATAAAAATACCTTACCTTCGTTTTCTGGATGTCTTGGATCATTAACTAGCAAAATATTAGAATAATATTGTAATTTTCTTTTTCTTTTTCTAGCAATATCTTTATCTGACTCGATACCTGTATTCCAAAGTCTTGTATTTTCTTCCGAAACAGGATCTTTTTTGTTTAAAGTCGTCAAAGAATTATCAATGTACCATTGACCACCTGGTCCCTGAAATGCGTGGTGCCAAACTCTTGCCCAAGGCATATCTTCGCCTTCTATTGCAGGTAAAAATCTGATTACTGCATATCCATTTCCAGACTTATCTAATTCTGGTTTCCAGAATCTATCATCTTGGTAATTACTTTTCTTTGATGGATCTTTTGTGATTGATTTCTCTAACGCCTTTGTTAAAGTGTCAAAATTAGATTTTGACTTTTTTAATTGTTCTAACGCAATACTCATATTTGTATATCTCCTTGTATATTTTAGTTTAAGTATATCTTTCGTATCATAATATATAATTCACTTGATTATTTATAAGACTTCTTCCATTTACGATAACCTTTAACCCAATCAGTTTTACACTCACTAGGTAAATCTCTTTCACGGAGAAAGTGTCTAAATTGTGACAACTTATCTATTAAGAAATCTAATATTCTAATCATTATGTTCCATTATATCAGGTAATGTCTAACTTGTCAAGCAGCTGTGAATGGGTCATATATCTAATATTGAGCAACTTACTCCATTCGGGTAGTTTTCGGCACGTTGGGACAACAGACTCATCCTTGTTGACCTTATAAAACGTTATATCTGGACACCATCCCATTAGCGTTCTCCATTGGTCTATCCAATTAACTGACGGTGTAGGTCCACCTGATTTTGTAGTATAATTAGGTGTACCTTTATAAACATTATTAATCATATTTGTATCACTTTCTAAATCGTGGCCTATTAAATAAACTTCTGTAGGTTTCTCCACTCTACAAGCAATAAAACCACTAGTTGAACCTGAAGCCCAACCGTGGTCCTGAAATTTTATATCAACATCTTTAAAATCGTGGGACTTATCTCCATCTTTTATCCAAGATATATACAATTGGGACTTCTTAATATTCTTTCTAACAATTTCTGGATAATGCTCTGCAACTTCTCTTTTACCTTTAATAATACCAACTATACCTTTAATTGTAGAACCGTGCATAACAAATTCAGTTGATATACCTTTCTCATTTGTTTTAATAGCATCAAAATGTTTTACAATATCTAATTCAGCCTTGTCAGCAAAACCTAATGCCATTGTTTCGTACATATAGGCAGGCACTTTTGACCAACCTCTAAAATAGCAAGGAACTCTTTGTGCATAACCACTATGATATATTTCGTGGCATATACCATAATCAACACTTGTCAATACATCTATTACATCTGGATTATCTCTATAGATAGCATTACAACCATATATCTTACCTTTACCCTTTAATTTTTCTATTGGAAAATTTAATCGGTTCTCACCATTGCCTATACAAAATACTCTATCTGGCATTTATCCTGTCCATAGCTTCTATAATTTCTTTTGTTGTAAAATCATATCTTGGTTGTATTGTACTTAAAACTTTTCTAATAGCTTTAGGATATAATTTATGTTCTTCATTTAAAACTTTCAGTTCAAGTGATTCTTTTGTTTCATCTTTATCTATCTTCACTTTACTTTGCATAATAATTTCTCCTGAGTCTAATTCTCCTGTAGCATAATGAACCGTACAACCAGTATATTCTTCTTTGTTGTCTAATACTTGTTTATGCACATTTAATCCCTTGTACTTTGGTAATAATGATGGATGAATATTTAAAACTTTATATTTTTTAGTAAATGCACTATTTAATTTTCTCATAAATCCTGCCATACAAATTAAACTAATATTATACTTGTTAATTTCATTAATGATTTGTCCTTCGGACTCTACAATTTCAGAAGGTATATTATATTGTTTTGCATACTTTAACCCAAATGCTTTTGGACTACTACTTATTACTACTTTAACTTGTTCGCCAAAGTTTTTAATGATTGAAAGTAAATTGGAACCTCTACCAGATATTAATACTGCTATGTTTATCATCCTTTTACCAATGGCACAAACACTACACCTATTAATTCTTCTACTTTATAAGGCACATCATCTTCCATTTTGGTACACAATTTTAATACACCATTATGTGGTATAATCATTTTACCACCCACATTTAATTGCTTAATCAACTCTTGTGGAATCTCATTTGACATAGCTGTAACTATAATTCTATCATAAGGAGCATTCTCTTTCCATCCTTTATAGCCGTCACCAACTTTTAATTTAATGTTTATATATCCTAATTGTCTTAATAATTTTTCAGTCCTTTGTGATAGTTTAAAAATTCTTTCTACTGAATAAATATCATAAGCCATTTCTGCTAATATAGCAGCTTGATAACCTGAACCTGTACCTATTTCTAATACTTTATCTAAAGGGTTTATATTAAGTTTATCTGTCATATAGGCCACTATGAAAGGTTGTGAAATAGTTTGACCAAAACCTATATCTAAAGGTGTATCTAAATAACCAGCGCCTTTTTCTTTTATAAATTTATGTCGTGGTACTTGTTGTACTGCCCATAGCACTCTATCACTAATAGACTCATCATAAGTCTTAATAATTTTAATCATTTCTTTCATAGCTCTAATGTGTGCCATATACCATCCTCTCTATAGGTCGTCTTGCTCTCTCCATTATATCATTTGGTATTTTCACCTCATATGTGTTCAACATTAACGATTGTAATATTCCTGGTAAAGTAATCCTTTTCATATGTGGACATAAATTACAAGGTCTAACAAATTCTATATTTGGATTCTCTACTGAAACATTATCACTCATTGAGCATTCTGTAACCATCAATACTTTACTTGGT